GTATAGAAACTAATTTCATGACTATTCAAAAAACGCGTTACATCTTTAAATCTGTATAAACTTCTCCTTTATTGACATCTCTACCGATTTTATCCTCTAGTTCCTTTGTCATAGCTGGCTGAAGAGATTGACCGTAGTTATCTAGATAAAACATGTTCGGATCTCTATCATTTCCATCTATCGTTGACATTGAGGATACACCACCACCAAATCCAGCGTGTTCAATATCCTTTTTAGGTAGAAGTGAGTCAAGCCAGTTTTTTATTTCACCACCAACTAGAATTTTTCCATTCTTGGTGAGCATAGTCGGTACGCGGTTTATTTTAGTCTTATACTGGGGAGGTATTCCCTGTGTGTTCACGTTATGGTAATGTATTAATTGCTTCAATTGCTGATTACCATTGATATACTGGACGATATCCATAGAGTGTTTACACCTCGGGCTATATATCAACAGAGACATCTACTAGTATATGGGGTATTTTGTAAAAAAAAATTAACGCATTATAGTAAAGATGGATTCATTTAAGATCGTCATCGGCGTTTTACTTATGTTACTCATCCTGACTATGATCAGGCGTGAAAATTTCACAGATACCTTTGGATTCTCAGGGTACAAGAAGCCCGTTGATTATGTCAAGCTTAACGACCCCAGACCAGATCTCTCCGGTTACTCTCAGGTTGAGGGTAAAGTTGACCACGACACCATGGAGAAATTGGTTCTTCAAACAAACAAGGAGATCAACAAACGCCTTGGATTCTCCACTTATATAATCGAAACTCAGTCCGTTAAGGTATATGAGGGTACGACTGGTCGACTCTATGAAGCCACTTTCATGGTGGTTCGCAACGATGGTTTCTCCTTCGGTTTCGCCGTCATCTCAACCTTTAGCATCAGCAACGGAAAACTTAAGTTGATTTCTCTTCGTTCTCAACCCCTCAGTGACCAGGCACCTGACAAGGTAAAGGTGTACACCAAGGGTTCTATGGGTAAAGAGTTTATCGATTACAAGCTTGTTAAGGAAAGTGCAGTCCCTAATGTTGGTGAGTTAGATTTGATAAAAAATAAATTGAGCTAATTGTAATGATCAACATCAATGACATAATTCAAATTGATGATAAGAGAAAAAAAATACGAAAAGAGATCTATACGAAAATTTACGAACAATTTTCATCAAAGATTAAACAGTGTGTAGAACTTGGTCATAAACAGATATTTTTGACTGTTCCAGTAATTTTGATAGGATATCCAGTTTTTGATAGAGGAGCCGCCGCTCGTTATGTTGTTAGACAATTTCAACTTGGTGGCTTCACTGTACAACTTATAAGTGAATATGACATTTATGTCTCTTGGTCAGTACCAAAGCGAAAGAAAGAACGTGAAGAAGATGAAGAAGAGGTGGCCTTTCCAGATCTCATGAATCTTAAGAAGATGGCCAACAAGTACAGGAGAAGTGCGTAGTAAAATTTGATTTTTAAACCTACTTAATCATAAATGGACAATTTGAATGTGCTCGTCGAGGCGAAGAAGGAATATCTCGGGCAAATGTGCATTATTATGTGTCCACCTATGATTGACGTTTTCAATGATATGTATACGGAGGCTCATACTCTCTCCAAGGGGAAGAAGCATCTCATGATGTTTCAGAAGTTACTCCAAGAGGTTCCAAACTGGTCTAACGCTATGTCTAAACAACACTCGGATAACATCGCAAACCGATGCGCTTGGTTTAGCGATCTTTTAGCGGCTGTCTTTGTTGCCTGTACAAAGATTCTCTCTGCGGTCCGCCTTAAGGCTGACAACAAGAAGATCTCCCTAAAGCTACCAACAAATGAGGTTTTCATTCAAACCTGCTACAATAACATCGCCAAAGATCTCTACCGCGATCCCTACGTTTTCCACGAAGATCAGAGCATCTACCACCGAGATGAGAAGTTAACTACTCGTTTCTGTACAGCTATTGAAAACTCTGTGAAGGAGTTAATCCCAGTTCAACAGATTTTACAGACGTACATGTCCCAAGAGTCTAGAGACATAGATCTAGATGGGGATGTTCAAGACACAGAGGATCCTGACGTCTTTGATGGGGAAGGAGAACCAGAACCAGAAGGTGGTATGGAACCCTCCCCAGAGGAACTCCAGGAAATGCAACCAGTGGGGAATCCCGAAATGGAGGAGCCAGGTGAGTTTGATAATGAATTCAAGACTGTACCAGGTGTTCAATCACCCGATCCAATGGAAGAACCAGAATCACAGCCACAGCCACAGCCACAGCCACAACCTCAGCAGGAAGATGATGTATTATTTGGAGACGCACCAGACTACCGTACAAAAAAAGTTGGTTATAATTAAATGGAACTCTCCGACTATTTACGTGACCCAGTATATGCTGGCCTAATTGCCGGTGCTACGACAGCGGGTTATATTCATCTCAAAGCATATTTGAATAATGAAGGTAAGTTAGAAATGAATCAATACACCAAACCAGCCGTACTCGTAGCAATTCTCGTATATGTAATTGTGGTGAATGGTCTTGGTCAAAAAGAGGTTATTTCTAACGATCCTTTCTAACTTAAAGATTACACCGTACTATTAAGAAAATGGCGTCCGTCACTGCGTTTAATGACATGATGGGGCAATTTCTTGTGGAATTGCACAAGACTTTTCCAGATGAAAAAAGCATTAAGAAGATGTTAACCTCGTTCGACCTTCTTAAGAGTACAAGTCCTCGTCTCCTAGTTAATGGGTTTATGGACAGTGTTAAACCCCACGCCGATAGCGTATCTGCCAAGGATGAGAACTTCATCCTCGTTCATTCCAAGGATATTGACTTTCTTAATGAAATGGATATCATCAATTTGTGGAAACGTATGAGTGATGGTACCAAGGATGCTGTTTGGCAGTATCTTCAGACTTTGTACATTCTAGGAACCACTATCCAATCCGTACCCGAAGACACTCTCACCGCTATTGAGGCTATGGCCAAGGATGTGGCCGATAAGATGGCTTCAGGTGACGGTGGTGACATTAACCAGGATGCACTCATGAAGATGATGGGTTCTATGTCTGGTATGATGTCCGGTATGGGAGATATGGATTTGGGTGCTCCTAAAAAGATTGGTACTCGCCGTCTCCCCAAAAAATAAACCTCATCTATATTAAATGAAAGTTTGGTTCGAAGATCCTCAACAACTTGTCAGTAATAAAAAAATTCTAGAGTTCTGGCCTAACAGCAAACAAACACCAGAGGATAGGATCAATTCGGCATCCCGTTTTATTATTTACACCATGTGTGTTTTATTCGTGATTCGCCGGGATCCTCGTATATTCGTTCTAGGTGCGACGATGTTATCTATCATTTACGTGATGTACAAGGCGAAACTTGTCAAGGAGCCATATGGTTCCACGGACAAGGCGAATGTATGTCAGAAGCCCACTAAGGAGAATCCCCTTGGTAACGTGCTCATGACAGATTACACAGATGCCCCAAATCGTCTGGAAGCCTGCTATTATGCCACAGCCCAACCTTTAATCAAAAAATTCAGTGGTGATCAGGTTTCGTTTGATTCTGGACGTTCTCGTTCTACTTTGCCTATGTACAAGCGTAACGCTTTTGAGCGTCAGTTTGTTACTGCACCAGTGTCAAAAATTCCAGGCGATCAGACCAAGTTTGCCGAATGGTTGTATGGTCCCAAGAATGCTCCCATGTGTAAGAGTGATTCGAAGTTTTGTAATCCCGATGCGAGGGGTGTCCAATTGGAGGCTTTTGCCGGAATTGGTTCTGATGGGGATGTGAGAGGTCTCAGAGGTGGTGGTCGTGTGCGAGGTGGTGGCGGAACCTATAGTTAGATTAATATTCTCATGTAATAATAAATGGCGTATCAACTCCAACCTGGTCTCTCAATTGTTGAAAACACCGGTGCCCTACCAGGTGTAAAAGCGACTGATGAAGTTTTCGTTTACCCTCAGCCCAGTCACTTAAACAGTGGATCCCGCCCCAATACTATGTTGTATGGTACCGCACCTTATATGGCCGGTAAGGGTGCTCCAGCGAAATTCATTGATACGAGTGACGAACTTAGACCCCAATCCACATCCCGTTTCAACAAGCATATCATTCAGACGTACGAGCGCAATCTCTTTCCTCTCTCCAACATGGAATGCAAGGTTCCTCTTCGCACCATTAAATATGAACCCGCCAGCACCCGCGCTGATCTTCAAAATGGTCTTTTCCAGAAAAGATACGTTAATAAAAATGTCAGTAAGAAATAAGAATGGCTGATCCTATTTCGGTTTTAGCCGTAGCTGGTCTCGTTTATGCTGGAAGGACTTTAAGTAAGTCCAAGACTGAAAACTATAGTCCAGAGGCAAA